TCAGATTGTAGTTTTTCTTCTTTCTAGATAACTCTTGATCAACCCCATATTCAAAAGCTACTTTGCTTGTGTCATATTCTTGCTTTAGAACTTTCTGCAATCGTTTATCGCCTTCGAAAGAATCATTCAGGGTTGATAATAGGCCCTCTCTTTTTTCTAGAGCTTGTCGTTTGAAGTTCTTAATGGTGTCTTGGTTGTCTGGCAGTTCTCTTAGGGCTATGTTTGAATTATTGTCGAAGCTTCTTATTTGGTTTCTTGCATCAAGAGCTTGTGAGGTTTGGTACTCTTCTTTTTCTTTTCTTTCCTGGATAGCTTGTCTTTGCATTTCTTGGAAGCCTATGTTAGAGACGGTTTTTCCAAATTGAGATATTGCGTTAGGTACTACTTGGCTTTGAGCTATTGAGGCTGGTCTTAGGCCTGTTTCTGTTGCTCTGCCTTGTTGTACGCCTTGGCTTTTTGGGATTGCTACCATTAATTATCCAAAATTTGATTGATTAGTTTTTACATTACCTTTTGCCGTCTTGCCTTTACCAAATGCAGAAGCTCCACTTCCAAACGCTCCTATAATTGAGGCTGTCATTGCGTTTCTTCCTGCATCTCTTGCGTTTCCTGCTTGGTTTCTGAAGGCTCTTGCTCTTGCTGCTCCTCCGCTTATGATATTGTCTATTGTTTCTTGTTTATCTCTTAGGGTTTCTTCTAGGATTAGTAATGGGGTTCCTTCTAGTTTTATGCCACTACCGCCTATTCTTGCTTTTTGTGTTCCTAATAGACTGTCAAACTCTCTGCCTTTTTGTATAGCTGCAAATGCGGCAGCTTCTTCTTCTAATCTTGCTTGTTCATCTAGTGCTTTTTGTTGTTTCTTAGCGGCTTTTCTAGCTTGGATTCCACCGTAAATTTGGCTTCCTCCTCCTAAAACTGCTCCGCCTATTGCTGCACCTGTTGCCATAATTAAAAGAATTTAGTGTATAAATATTCGTCTTTCTTATCAAAGGTAATTTGTTTTAGCGTGGATTCTTTTTCAAATCCTAATGCTTCAATCCATTTTACAAATTCATCAACAATAGTTGTCTGAACTCTATGGATGTTCATTTCCTTAGCATAGTCACTTATAAGTTTATTCATCTCTTTATAGAAGCTTTTAGGGTAATTATCAACATAAATACTAGGTATTACCCATCCGTGGGCTACACCTTCCCTCATCATCTTCATTCCGCAAGCGAATATTATCTTGTCATCTTCTATATATGTTAGGGCTTCGTCTCCTTCATAGGGGCAAGTCTCCATCTTTAGGATGTCTAGGCTGTGGTATTGGATTTTAGTATTAATTAGATCTATATGATCTGCTCTAAAAGGTTTACTTATCATTTACAGTTGTTTTATAAGTTACGCTTTTAATAGTCATTGGTTGCGGCCCTGCTTGTAAAACAGATATTTGACCTAAGCTTTCCCATGATCCACCAACTCTTACTTCAATATCACCTTCAAATAATGCTGGTGCTTCGTTCATGTTGTTATTAGTTGAGCGAGCAGGAATATCAATAGTAGTATCGGATATTATCTTTCCGCCGTTGGTATTTTCAACTCTTATAATGACCGTGTCAATTCTTGTTATTTTTCCTTGAGTTGATCCTATTGCTTGCGCTAAAGATTGAACTTCAATAGGCATGCTCTTTTGAGTTGAGACATAAGAAAGTCCTACGTGAATTATTGAGCCGGCAAAAGATAAAGTTACGGTTCCGTTTGTTACTACTTGGTCCGGTACTGTTGCACCGTCTGAGCAAATTGAAACTGTTGCGCCTTCTAGGTGGTCTAATCCTGTTACGGTCTTAATTGCAAAGGCCCAACTAGCAACTGTTGAACTCGTGAACGCCTCTAGTGTAGATATAGTAACATTTTCAGTGTCAACATAGGCGGTTATTAAGGCTCTACCATTTCCGTCTAGTTCGTGAATTTCTTTTCCGACATCTGCCGTGGTAAATAATGGGCTTGCGGCTAGTGCATTTGTTGAAGTTAAAGTTAGGCTTATTGTTTGCGTTCCGTTGTAAGTTAGGAACGAATCAACGTAGGTTCTTTCCAGGTTTGTTACTAGGAAGTTAGGGTCTTGTACTTCGATAAATCTTTTAACAGTTCCGTCAATTGTTCTTTTAACTACGCAATAGATTTCGTCAGTGTCTTCGGTTGTGTTTACTATTGCGATTGATTCGAACAGTCCTTGAGTTGTAAATCTCGACCAGGCCATAACCTCTTGAGCTTGTTCGCTTGTAAATATGGCTAGTTCTCCGTCATTTCTTACGCACCATAGATTAGAAATAGGATCTTGTTGATATGAGGTTTGCTTGATTCCTGATTCTGCTATATGGTCGGAGTCAATGTTTAAATCGGTTGCAGAGTATTTATCAGATTGGACACTAAATCCTATTCCTCTAGCTTTAATTTTTGATTTCTGGAAATAAACAGGTGAACTTCCTACTAATTGAGGAGGCACTTTAGAGCAACCGTAAGATATTTGCCTTTTGACATCAATATCAGTTGGGGTTAATACAGCTCCATTAGATGAGCTAGTAGCTCTAAATATTCCGTTTGAGCTTCCGATAAATAGGACATCATCAGAGAAAAGCCATCTTATTGGGTCTCCTTTTTGTGAGGCTATTTTCACATTGAATGCGTCATCGTCTTCTGTTCCAGCTTCGTAGTTTTCATAATCAGCGTTTGATTGTGAGAAATAAATCTTTTGTGGATTGAAAGAAGTGCCGCCTAATACCATTCTTTGTTCGTGGAATGTAGCAGTAGATGGATAAGCTCTTGCATCACTAAATTCTCCTTCGCTCCATTTATAGTGCGTGCCAGAGCGAAGGGCTGCTGGTATTGCAGCTTGAAATGATACTGAAACAATAGTTGAGCTTGTGAATCCTGTTATCTTAAGAAAAGCAATGTCAGTGCCGCTTGTTATTTTCCAAAGGCCGTCAACATGATTAGCAGTAAACGGAGTATGTCCGCCGCTTGCCGTTAAGGTTCCTGTGTCTCCTTCTCCCCATGGACCACTGCCAGTCAAGGCCACTAGATCAGTTGAAACGATATTTTGATCTAAGAAAGGGCCTTTTAATAGGGTTACTTCGCTTATTTCAAACACGTTTATAGCAGTTCGAATAAGCTTTTGAATTGGGTGTGATGGGTGAAAAAAGTATATTACGTCAGCGTCTTGAATGTATCTTACGTCAAATATTTCACTTTCAGCATAAGGAGAAACTATTTCGTGGATTTTTGAGCTGGTACCACCGGATGAATAAGCAGTAAATGCAGTTCCGTCAACTCCGGTTAGTTCGTAGGTGTTTGTTGCTTTGTTTGCTACTGTGTATTCATTACCGTTTAGCTCGGTCATTCCAACAACATCTTGAATAATGATTTTATCACCGTTTGAATATGGGTGTGCTGTGTCTGTTATTACAACGGGGTTTGCTTGTGTTGCGCCTGATATTGTAGTTGTGTTGTCTAAGACCTTTCCTTGGTCTTTAAAGAAGCGTATGTAACCATCGCCCAGCTCTATTATGTAGTTTATTGCGTCGCTGTATTCGAATTCTATTAGGTCTACTTCTTTTGTGGAGTCTTTGACTTCTGATATGAATTTAAATCCTTTTCTTCTAAAGATTGGGCCTTGTGGAAGTGCAACAAAGTTTTCTAGTGTTTCGCTTCCGTTGTAAAATCTTCCAAAATCTGTCCTTGCGTTTACTAGCTTGCTTAATTCGCCAGCGGTAAAGTTGGTTCTTAGTTCGGAAGCTCTAGCCATTATTTTACCAGTTGTGATATGTCATTACTAAAATAAGATCTTCTAGCGTCATTGTAAGCGCTGCCTTCAAGGGGTGTTGAGTTATCCTCCTGGAAGTTTTTATCTTTTGCGTTTGATAGTTTAAAGAGATATTCTTGTGCTAGTTTATCGCCTAAGCCTTTATCACCTGTTAGGATGTAAGCCACTTCTGCGCCTATTCTTGTTGCGAATAAGTCTACAAAAAGTGCATCGTATTTATTAGGGTTAGTTTCTTTTCCTACATATTTGATCTTTACGGTTGTTTCGTCACTTAGTAGGTAGCCGTTTTCAATCTTGTATGCTGTGCTTTGATATACTTCTATTAGCTTAACTAATTGCGGTACTGTAGGGAGAATGTAACGATAGGCGTATTCAAAGGCTGGCGCTGTAGTGTCTTGGTTTAGTTCTTGCCTAAAGATGGCAAAGTTCCAATTGTACTCTCTTAAAACTTCTAGAAGAAGGTCGTCATATACACTTTTGCAAGTGCTAGCTGGTTTTCCTTCGTCTGTGTCAATGTTTATAACATTAGCGACGCCAATTTTGCGTAATGCTTTGTTACAAATAGAAGTTTTTGAAGTCATTAGAAACTAAGTCTTAAATATGCGGAAGTGCCTGAGAAATTGCCAGTCTTAACGAATAAACGATATTCAACATCGGCCTCATTTTCTTCTATAATTTTATTAAAAGTTGCTATGTAACTTGCAACATCAATCCAGTTTCCATCTACTCCGCTGTCTATAAAGCGTCTTTGTAGGTGAACTGTTCCAGTAAATGAGCCAGTTTCAAAGTCACCTGTAGCGTTTATATCTGTTTGGCTAGATCTTATCGGGTCTGTGCCTGTGTTTTGTGCTACAATAGTAGCTTCGGATAGTCCTCTTGACATAAATCTAAAAATTAAAATAGGGGGTTTTTACGCCCCCTACTGAGTTAAACTGTGTAGAAAGTTTCCATAGTAACATCTCCGGCAGCCGTTCCCACGGTTACAGAAGTTAAAACTATATCAATTAATGTTTTAGGATCAGAAGCAAGACCAGCTAACTGCCAAACTTGATTACCACGAGTGTTTTTATCAACACCGCTTAGTAATTTAGTTGTAGTTGCAGAGCTTAAGTCTAAAGCGTCTAAAAGAGCGTTATCATCAATTACAGTTCCGTCAATTTCGTAGAAACCTACGTTAAAGTCAGTTCCACCAGTGATAGCGTCGTTTTCTATTTCTGATTGATTACTCAATACAGCGTTAGAAGGTACTCTTGCAATAGTGTACGTTGAAGTGTTGTCATCATCAGCAGCGACAGCAACAGTTTCTACTTGTCTAAGAGCAGGAGAGTTAAAAAGTTTAGAGTTCAAAACAACAGGGCTTGCGTTTAAGCCTTCGATATTGATTGAACCTTTAGTTGTAACAACAGCCATAATTTTGGTTTAATTAAATTAATATTATTCAGTACAAGCGATTTCAACGATTTTTTCGTCTTCAATTCTTGTTGCGCCTACATCTAACTTTAAGTATAAAGTTTTAGTAAATGATCTTTCAGCGTTTTCGCCTACTTTCATAGTGATGTCTCTAGCCATACCGAATCCTAAAGCGTTTTCAGTATAAAGAAGAACTTGTCTATTAGAGTTAGTATCAAGACCTAGTCTTTCAGATCTAACGAAGTTAATGTTGTTCCATTTTCCAACGATTCCTTTATCAAGAACAGCACCCATAGAATAATCTCTATTGATGATTTTCTCGTCTTGCATTAGATCATTTTCTTGTGAAGCAGAAATTGCACAATAAATCATTTCTTCTGGATCAACATCGTTTCCTTTGATGATTTCTAAAGCGTTTAAAAGCTTAGTAGAAGTTAGGCCGGCAGAACCATGTACAATCTTTTGAGTTGAAGCAAGAGATGATGCAGTTGTTCCGTCTTTTCCTTCATAAGCTGTTCCAGTTGCAGCAGCAATGATAACATCATCCTTTTTGCGTTTGGCAGCGTTAATAAGGCCATTCATATAGTCAGAATCTAAACCAGAGATAATTGACTTATCGGTGTCAAAGTCATCAATGAATAGTGCAGCATGAAAAGATGCAGTGGTCATTTTTCTTCTAGTGTGAACTGGATCAATGAAAGGAGTGACAGAATTACGACCAGATTTTTCAATTAGGTTAAATGCGCCTAGTTTGTGGAAGAAGAATTCTTCAGCTTTAACAGCTTCTTTTCTTCTTACGGTTCCGTCTAGTCTTGAATTTGTTTGTTGAACAGCTTGGATGATGTCATCTTTAAACTGTTTTACATGAATTTGATTTTGAGAATCAGCCATTGTAATTTTGAATTAATTAATAAATAGAAAAAATGGGATCTAACCCAGAATTGCTACCCTTAACTTTTCAAAGACCTTACAGGCTACCCCTTACTTCGTACATCGGACAATCATCTTGAAGAACTTGCGGCAATCATGACGACTACCGCAAATTTTTCAGTAACTAATAAATATAAAATATACTAGTTATTAAGATTAAAGCCCTTCTTTTAGATAGTGTCAAGCAGAAATACTGCCGAAGCTAGAGGTTACTCCAAGGGATTTCGAATCTTGGTTTTGGTAAGCGATAGGATAAAGTTCAGCAAGCTGTTGATTTCTTTCTCCCTCATTTAGCGCCTTATCCGCTCTTACTTCTGCTATTTTAGTTAATGCGCTGTCTGAACTCATTGTGTAACTTGGTGCTTGTTTGCCGGTGCTTGGCTCGCTTACTCTTGAGGCAACATTGTTTAGCAGGTCAGCAATAACAAGTTGCGAACCCTTATCAAAGTTATCAAACACATCTTTGTACTTAGGGTCAGCGAAGTTGGCCCAAGTAGTCTTTGATTGTTCGATTAGCTTTTCAGAATCTAAACCGGTCTTTGACTTGATAAAATCGGCCTCTTCTTTTAGCTGTGCATTAAAGTCTTCTTCTTGTTGTTCCTGCATTTGAGAAAGAACTCCTTGTTCTGAACCCATGAAAGATTCTACCAATGCTTTAAAGGCTTCGGGTTTTACGCCTAACTCTTGGGCTTTAGCTTTAACAACTCCTAAAATCTCTTCGTTGGCCTCATAATTTTCAGGGGCTTCATAAGAGTAATCTTCAGGTGTGTATTCTTTATTGGATTCACCTTCTAGCTCTTTTCTCATTTCTTCCTTAACTTTGCCAAAGTGTTTTGTTTTGTGATAAAGTTCTTTTGCTAACATTTCAGGTTTATCAAGAGGCATATTTTTAGATATTCTCTCAAAGTCTGGGTCGCTTCTTACGTCTTCGGGGAAATATTCACCAAGGTTAAAGGCTGGTGATTGAGTTGTTTCTTGTGAGGATTCTTCTGTTGAAGTTTCTTGTACTGTCTCACTAGGAGATACTTGTGCTTCTTCTGTCATATAATTGATTAATTGTTAAGGTAATTGGTCGTAGATATGGTTTAATAAGACTCTAGCACCTTCTCTTAATAATGCGTCTGTTGCGACATCATCAGCATGAAAAGGAGTAGAGGTAAGTATAAAAGCTTCTAGTTCTTTAATAACTGTTTGGCCATTATTTCCTGTGAAGACATCTTCATATATTTTGTGTATCTCGTTCATACTAATCCTGATTGTTTAGCCATTGAGGCGGTTTTGACTGCTTCTTGCTCTTGCATTAAAGCTTGTTGTTGTTGTTGGGCTGCTTGATTATCTTCTCTTATCTCGTTTACTTTGCCAATGCCGTAGATTAGTTCAGCGTCTATATTTAAGACTTCTCTTTTGCTTCTGATGACTTGGTCGAAGTTGATTAGGTCTAATACTTCTGGCTTGAATTGGGCTATGTTTGCAATGTCTGCAAGCCATTTATCCATTGAAGCGGATTCATTAAGCTTTTGACTTTGTGCAATAGGGTTAATGTATTCAATCTTTAGTTCGCCGTTTTCCTTTAGCAAGTCTGGAATTTCCTTTTCAAAGATTCCATTGTTAGGGATTAGGTCGTTGTTCATGTCGTAAATCTGCGAGAATAGAAGGCTAAAAGTTCTAGTTAGGTTATTGTCCATGTATTGGATTAAACCTGTTACAAAGTCGCCCATGATTCTAAAGGCTTCGGCTCTTAGTTCTAAAACTTGTGTAGCTGTTGCGCTTGGGTTGTCGAAGATTTTAAGCTTATCAAGGAAGAAGATATCTTTAATGTTCTCTTTAACTTCCAAGATTAGATCCTTGTTAGCTGCTATGCTTCCAACATTAATAATTGTTTCAACTGCTGACCTTCCGTGGGCAAGACTCTTTTGCTCTGGATAGTTTAGGGCTTTAGATTTCAAGTTAAGCTTCTTGGAGTAGTTAGCGTTTATATTTAAAGGAGGTCTTAAGGCTAATTCTGTTGCTTCGTTTAATTGTCTCCACATTTGGTTAGATTGGCCCGCACTTGCTAAAGCCATCATTGCTCTTGAGGTTCCGTATAGTTCGTTTGAAGCTTTCTCACTTCTACCTACTGCAATTGGCATAGTGTCCCAACCTATTTCCTCAACAAGTTCTTTGTGTGCTACATCTACCCAATAGCCGGCGATAGGTTTGTTTAGCATGTCGATCTTGTTTTCGTCTCTTTCTTCTCTTGGTAATACGTGTAATTGAAATTCAAACTCTTTGAATGGGTCTTTATCGAAACATTTAGTAATATTTTCATGAATGCGCGCGTCTCCTGCTTCCTTCTTTGCGGCCCATTCTTGTTGAACTTGGCGAGCTGTCTTAGTTGCTTTCAATACTATATAATCAACGTCACCATGTTTTGACTCAGCAATTAGGAAATCTTTAATGTGTAGCGAGTGATATTTGATAGGAAAGTTTCCTTTTTCAATAAAGGTTGCAACTGTACCAAAACAAATATCATCTGCTACAGCTTCACTTAGTGACCTTTCAAATCCGCTTTTAGGATCGAACATCATTTTCAACATCATCTTGGTAAAATCTCCAAGCCATTCTGAAACTTCGATATCTTCGTTTATTTCTTCAATGGGCGATACTAATTCGATGGGTACGATTGAGCGGTTAAAGAATAGGCCGATTACTATTGATTTAAGTGTGCTAACTGCGTTGATGGGGAAAGAATCATACAAGGCGTGAATATGGTCTTTGTCTCCTTTTGTGCGTTCAACTGTGATGTTTGATTTAACTGGTCTAAATAGATCGGCTACGTTTTGCCATTCGGTTTCAAAGTTAGATCTTGTTGATGCTAAAGTTTCGGCTTTCTTTATGAGATCTTTAATTTCCATTATCCAAGAGTTTTATTACCAGAGGTTCCGCCTAAAGTTGGGGAGAATATATTTTGTTGTCCTGCTCCTGCAAAGATTGTTTGCTTTCTTGCTTTTTCTTTTTGTGCTGCAATGGATGCGTCTGAAATTGCTTTTTCTCTTGCTGCTTTCTGTGCTGCAAGGGCAGCGTCATTTGCGGCGGCTGCGGCTTTTGTTTCTTTTCCTTTTCTTTGCTGTTGCTTGGCTCTTTGTCCAGCGACAAGAAGTCCAGCGCCACCAGTTAGAATTCCCGTGGCAATAGTTTCGAATGGATTGTTTTGAAATGATCTGCCTATTCCTGTTCCGCTTCCCATTATTCTGAATATTCGGGTTGATAAAATTTAGGCTTTCTTTCGCTTATACCTACCGCCATGTATCTAAATGAATCAGCAGCGTTAGAAGACCAATCGTGTAAGGGCTTTAGTTTAAACGTGTTCTTCATTTCGTCAAACTGTTTCTTGTAGTTTCTTAATGCAAGTAATCCTTGTTTGCAATTCTTTTCATCAAATACGCAACGATTAAATATTGCTCTTACTGCATTAATTCCGTCTTGAACTGGAATATTTGGCACGATATCAAAATCAATTCCTAGATCTCTCGCTACGTCAATCCTTGCTTTACCGCTTGTAAACTCTCTTACTGCTATGTCATGAGGGGCGTTGTGTGTGTCGTAAATGTAGGGCTTATTCTTTACTACTTTGATGTAGTGATCCATTCCTCTACCGCTGTCTTCTATGAAATCTATTAGTCGAATTTCGTTTCCTACTTGTTGAGTGAACCATATTGCGGTTGTGTCGTTGACTCCAAGATCCCACCATGTACTTACAAGAATATTACTTTCATAAGGCATTGATGTGATTCGTCCATCCTTCTCTGCTGATCCCATTTGTTCGGAATAGTAAGATCCTTCAATAGCTGATTGGAATGAGCAATAATATTCTTGATGGAATAGGTCTAAGGTTTTGCCTTGTTCAATAAACTCTTGTTTAATCTGTTGGACTTGTTCTTTAGAGAATACTTGTTCTTTTGTGTCGTCAACTGTTAGTAGTTGTGTAAACCAATTCTCATTCTTCCTTGCCATTTCCCAGAGTTCATATGCGTGATTGTGTCCTTTTGGTGTGAAGTTGAATAAGGCCCATCCATTAGTTGCCATTAGCATTGGTTGTATTACTTCCCAAGCTGTGGGCCTTTGTTCTGCAAACTCACTAAATACAGCTCCTTTGATGCCTGCTCCACGTAAGGCATCTACATTATCAGAGCCTACAATTTGATAGACTGAGCCATTAAAGAACTTGATTTTCATCTCTTGGTCATTCTTTGATGTGATTAGTTCTTTTGGTATGTAGTCTAAATATTTTCTACCGTTGATGTCTGTTTCTGTCCAGATTGCTTTCTTTCCTTGGTTGTAAGTTGGGAAGATGTGCCAATATGTACCGGGTTTTCCTAATATAGCTGATTGAATGATATAGTTAAGGCCGAATAAATCCTTTCCTGCCCTTCTGTGCCAGACGTACATTGCCCTTTTGTAGGTGTCTAATGCGTTCCAGAGGGGTTTTTGATAATCTCTAGGTGTCCAGTTGTAGGGGATGTCAATTTCCATGTAGTTTTAAGTCTGTTTTTATTTGGTCTCCACCCTGTGCGCCAATAGCATTTAAGCCCCTGTTTAAAGGGCTGTAGATTTTTAGCTATTTAATGTATTTATTGCGATTGATAGTTCTTTGAAATCTTTTAGAGAGCATACACGCAAGAAGGGGTTAAGTAAAACCAGAGCTTCTTTCAATGCGTCCCCTTTATCTAAGTTGTCGGCTAGTGCGCTTAATGTTGTTGGGCTTATTCTCTTTGCTAGGTCTGATTTGAGTAGTTGTTGTTTGAATGGCGGTTTCTTTGTGGCTGGTCTTTTAGTTTGTTCTTCTATTGAAATGATGGTGACTAATTCACCTTGAGTGGGTCTGTTTGTTTTCTTTTTAGTCATGTGCAATCTCTTTTGTTTT